TTAATAACCATCCGATCCCACGGCGTGGGGCATGGATGGGGCAAACTCACTCAATTTCTGGTTGAGGATGAGTACCTGGTCCTGGTTATTTTCAGCCATCCAGGATCCGTACACCCGGTAAACCATTTGCGCGTCGGTGTGGCCCATTTGCTTCGCGATGAAGTTCGGGTTGGCGCCGGCAGCTAACGACCAGCATGCATACGTGTGTCGGGACTGGTATGCTCTGCGATAGCGAATCCCGGCGCGTCGCATTGCCGCTTCCCACGACTGGTTAATCGACCCCACCGCGTAATGATGCCCGGCACGGCCATTACGTGATGCGATCTGCGGGTTGAACACGAACGTGCACGGATGCACATCAGTACGTCCATACTCGCGCAGTTTCACCTCAACCTGGTACTGCTTACCCAGACGTGTTAATTCGGCCTGGTTTTTCAGTACGTCGATAGCCGGCTGAATGAGGTTGATGATGCGGTCCGTTCCGGCCTCTGTTTTCGGAAGGGTGAACTCCTTCGTTAACGTGTGGTTTCGGCGGACCATCATCGTGCCGGCTTTCAGGTCGATATCTTCCCAGGCCAGCGACACGAGTTCGCCGTGGCGCACCCCGGTGTACACTGCCAGAGACCACATGTTTTTCAGTTGCTGGTGGGCGCAGGCATTAATCATCCTGACGAACTCCTCTCGCGTCAGCGGGTCCGGCTCGCAACGGGAGCGTTTGAGAAGGGCGATCCCATTAAATGGACTGACCTTCACATACCCGCTGTCGGCAGCGAACTTAAACATTCCGCTCATGGTCTTCATGTAGTTGTTGACCGTCCGGACTGATCGTCCTTTTACAGGGGTTTTCTGCCCGATTTTCAACGTGTGATAACCGGTCAGCAATTCCTTCCTTATAAACAGCAGGTCTTCCTGTGTCACCGCAGAAACAAGCCTGTCCCCGCCAATTCTCGGCACCATATTGCGCACTATAGATGTATAGCGTGACATCGCATTGGTGCTGATCTCCATGCGCTTCAGCTCCAGCCATTTATTAGCCAGTTCGAGCACGGTGATCTCCTTGCTCTCCACCCCAAACCTTCTCAGGTTCGGTGAATCCGGGAACTGGGCCGCATAATTGAAATTGCCGGTCTTTATCGCGAAGCACACTGACGCGCGCAGCTCGCCAGCGACCTTTCTGTTTTTTGGTGTATCCGGCACTCCGAGGCTTTCACGCACCCGGCTGCCTTTATAGATGAACCATATGCGGAGCGTACCGCCATGGTTTTCCACGCCTGTTGGGTATGCTGACTTAGCCATTATTCCCTCCTGACGTCCAAGAGCCCGCTAAGCATAAACGGATCTTCATTGGCGCGCACCCGGCTGTTTCTTTGACATGCTCTCAACCCACTGGTCGACAGCCTTACGGTTGTACATGCATTCGCTGTTCTTCTTCGGTACTCCGTCCGGGGAGACATGCAGATATTCCCGCCCGACCATCCAGCATTTTTTTCGGGCCCGCTCGATAGTGCCCGGGCGAAGGCCGGTAATCTCGACGAGCTTTTCTTCGGTTACCCAGTCGTTGGGCACGATTAAGGTCATTTCGCTCATGGGTGTCTCCAGGCAAAAAAGAACCCGGCGCGGGGCCGGGCAAAAGGGATCACGAGGTGGCGCTTTCGCACCCGATAGCCAGCTCATAACTGGCTATCAGTTGCGTCATTTGAAATTGTGTTCTTGCAAAGCCTCACCGAGGCGAATTAGCCAGCGACCTAATTGCTCCATGGCTTCTTCTTTTGTTTCATGCAGGTCAGAGTGGATGTTCATTGAGACCTGGTTGAGATGCGTCATCGGGCGATACTCGAGTTCGACGGGCCAATCGACGATTGTTGAATGTTCCTCTGAGGAGTGACTGATAACGGTATATTTGCTGTAGTCCTCTAGACCGTTAGCATCTCTCTTAAACTCCTCAAGACGAATAGATGTCTTCCCCATAATCTCTCCTCATGCCGCACGCTGGGCGCGCAGCGTAAAATTACTTCCGCCAGGCGAAGCTAATTGGCTCCGGCGTAATCCATAGGTGGCGCATGTTTGCCACGTTCACCACATCAGAATCCCGCGGGTAAATCTCCACGGCATCCCGATCCCCATATCCAACGGCTGACTTTATCTCCTGCAACGCATCCCAGCTGATGCCGTCCTTCCACCGACCTGAACTGCCAATGCTGGTGGTGTTCACCGTCAGGCGGATAACGCCATCGTCTTCCTGAAACTCCTGAACCAGAAAGTAAGAGTTAGCCCACACGTTGCTCCGCTTGGGGTCGTGACATCGCACCGGCCACTGAGATTCCGGTACTGGCTTGAGTATTCCGATCACGTCTCATGCTCCTTAATTTTTCTATGTGCTCTGCTGTTTCGATTTCTTCGGCGATCCGCTCGGCCTGTGCTTTGGTCAGTGGCTCGAATTCGTGTTGAAAGCGGCCCATGCTGGCGATGCAGGTGCGACCGTTGCGGATGTAGTGGATTACTTCGTGGGTAGAGCGGAGGATTTTGCAGGGTTCACCAAACATGTCGGCGTACCAAGTATTAGGCTGGATTATCCTGAACATTGGGCACCACCTTAAATTCGATAACCCAGACCCATGGGTTGGCCTTCCAACTCTCCTCGCCGTAGATTGATTCCCACAGGTACTTAAATGCGCCTGTTGCCGTTGGTCTTCCGGTCATATTGTGGTCTGCAATGCAGTCGTAACAGTCCTGTGAGTCAGCAAGTGCATCCATGTCGATGCCTTCCGCTTCTGCATCCGTTTCACTGATGCCATTCAAGCGCTCAATCCGTACACCGGTAATCTCCAGCAGAATGCGACAGGCTGCGCGAGGCATGTGGATAGATGGTTTCCAGCACGAACGGCCATCTTCATAGCCATCGTCATCACCCCAGGTAAAATCCCCGTCTGCTGCGTAGATAGCGTGACCAGAGTAGAAACCATTACCAAACGGCATTTCGTTAATGGCTGTGGCAGGACGATCAGGACTCCATGGCTGAATGCGACCGTCTTCATCCAGTTCATGACTCACTACGCCCCACGTTTCCCGTACCCAGATGCGATCGCCAACCAAGCCGAATGGACAATTACTGGCAAGACTGTGTCCTGGAATTGCAGGAACAGATTTCATGCTCCTGACCCATCCAGCACCGTATACCTCATAAAAACTACCATTGAGGACAGGCTGTACCTTCATGATCCTGCGTGTCTGCGTCTTCCGGCCTTCGAGGATGGCGCGCACCATCTCGCCGTTGAAAATCATTCCGCGCTCTTTCACTGCAACCCCCTTTGCTTATTCTTCAGCTCGATGACGGATTGGCACTCCGCACACGTTTGGCAGCCGGGAACGGCAGCGCGCCGCGGCTCGGGAATTGGTTCGTCGCATTCTTCACAACGCTCAGCTGATACGGCGTTGCGGTCGATGCGGTGAGCGGAAAGGGCGGCGTTACGCTGAAGCTCTTCAATCTCCGCTGCGGTATCGATGATGTCGGCCATGGTCAATGCTCCCGGAACTGTCGGTTAATTCGGTTGAATGTGAACGCCAGCAATAAAAAGGGCCGACTTAGCGACCCGGGGAATTTTGTTGTCATTGTTCGGCTCCAAACCGCCCGTTAAGGCGGCCAGTTTTGACGACGAACTCCAGGAGGCTAACTCCCAGAGCTTCAATTTTCTTGTGATGCTTGTTGATGATGGGAGGCACCGTTTCGTTCCAGTTAGGCTTTTGCTTCTTGCGCATGGCCTGCTGGATTTCTTCGGTGCAGCGGCGGCAGGCGGCGCGGATGGCGTTTTCATTTGCTGGCGTCATGCGGCCTCCGTCTTAACAACATCGATGGCGCAGCCGGGTAGCAATTCAACCTCGGCGGTGGCGCACTGATTGCCCCAGTGATCCCAGCCCGGGGCCGCGCTGCGACTAAACAGCTCAATGCGCGGCACATCTCCATAAAGCAGCTCCAGCCGGTGCCGTACTTCCCACGGCTTTTCGCTGTGCTCTCCGAGCGGGCTGTAGACAACCTGCTTAATCCCGGCGTGCTTTCGCACAAGTCCGGCGCCACGGGTGGCAATCAGCAGATCTTCGGTATTGGCCCTTGTGTGGTTGCCGCCGTTCATGCGCGTCTCGGCGTTAAGCAGATCGAGAAAGTCGTAAAAGTCGGTGACTTTACCCTCGGACAGCGCCTTGTTGATGCGCAGCTCGGCGTTCTGATTGAGCTTCACCCAGGTAAACCCTTTCATCGTGCGAACGGTAAAACCCCAAGACTCGGCCAGTTCGATAGCCTCCTGGTTATGCGTTCCGGTGTACCACATCGCCAGCACTGCATTTTCGGCGGCGAGTTCCCACACCGGGAGGCGTTTGATGTCGATGAGCTTCATGGTGGAGTAGTGATCGGCAGCGGCTCCGTTGCTGATGGTGTTGCCGTAAGACCATGGCGGATCGACATACAGAAGTGAGTATTTCGCTGTCATGCCGCCTCCTGCCTTTCCCGAAATTCATCAGCGAGCCGCTGCACTTTTAATGGATTGCTGACCACTTCACCCCATGGCATTAGCCAGCCGTTACCAATGAAGGGAATGCACAGAGTGCCAACCCTGATGTCGTCGTGAGCGTGAGTCATAAGATGGACTCCATTTCGTCGATGTACAGGCCCTGAGCAATCAGGCGGCTACGGCGGGCGGCACGTTCAATGCACTCCTGCCGTCTGCCTTCCTGCGATTGCTCCATGGCGCGCCGGGTGAACAGCCGCGATTTGCCCTGTGGTGTTACGACCTTTGGCTTCGTAACCAGGTCGAATGTCCGGTCGCAGATGCCGTCCTCGTTGAGCCATTTTTTCGACTCAACGATCTGCGCTATCTGTCCGGAGCCGCGGGTGATGCCGTTGGCGACCCGGTTAAACTCGATCAGGGTTACGCCAAACTTCTCGGCTATTTCGCTGCCTGTGACCGGGCGCCCGCGCGTCTGAATCATCCAGATAACGCGTTCACGGAGGCCTGAGAATTGCCCGGTTCGCCCGGGCCTGCGGTAGAAGGGTGTGCGTTTCATGCTGCACGCTCTGTAATTTTCTGAACTTCCGATTCCAGATCTGCAAGGAAGCTCTTAACCTCAGATTCGATTTCGCGCGCCAGCTCTTCATCGAAATGAATCCGCTTCTTGAAATAGGCGAGGTCAGGCGGCAGGCGATCATCGAAACTAACGAAATCACACCATTTCCGCCCGGCGCACATCATCTGTGCATGCATTTGCAGCATGTACTGGCGTTTTGGCTCGCCAGTTTTCAGCGTTTCAAGATGGGTCCAGGTGTTGGGGCATTTGATTTCGATAAGCCCGTCGTCGTTAACAAGTCCGTCCGGGCTGGCTGCGAATCCGGGTATGGTTGGGTGATCGATGAGTCCAACTTCAGTGATTTCCGCATCGAACTCATTCAGCGCGTACATTTCGCGCGCCACTGGCTCAAGTTCAGTGCCTCGCATCATCGCGGCATTCGAAAACCCTTCCTCCAGCTTCCCGGTCAGCCGTTGGCAAATCAGCTCGGCCATGTAGTTCTGGCGGCTGGTGGAGTAGCCCGACTTAGTCCGGGCCATGACATCAGCCAGGCGACTGGCAGTGACCTTGCCGCAGCGCGCAGCAAACCATTCAGGGGTGCGTTGCTCCATCATTCAGCCTCCGTATCTGCGACATTGACAGGTTCGGCGTTGTCGACGGCAAGACTCATGTCATACATGCGTCGCTTCTCAACTGCGCCGATCACCTGCTTCTCTTCAGCGCTCAGCGCCACCCAGAACTCCTGATACTTAACGGTTCCAAGGCGCGCTGCTGACTCACCTTTTGCGATCAGATCCGGGCGACGGCTATCTGATTCATGGCCCGCATGAACCTCTGCCGTTGTTCCTTCAATCACTCGCTCTGCCTCGTCCTGATCGAAGATGCCAGCGAAACCAAAGGCCAGACGCGCGCACTGGATCAGCGTCTTGTGGCGAAGCATGCGGGTAGGGTGGGACTGCCATGGCTGAGTGTTGCGTTTGCACTCGCCCATGTACTCGGTGACGATTGTCGGGTGCTTGCGATCTTTGCGGTAAATCTTGCAGGTGCACGCGCCTTCCTCTTTGTCGTAAGAGAATTCCATGCCGTCGAACTGAGGATGTTCGTTGATAATGCGAGCCCATCCATCAACGCCGACTACTGGGACAATCCCGCCTTTATCTGGGAATGCGTAAATCTCTTTGGTCCATGGGTTCAGGCCGTACTGGTTGGCGACGATCAACAGGGCTGTAAACTGCTCGTCCGTGACGTTGCCACCTTTGAACGCTGTATTCTTCAGCGTATTCATCAGGTCTGTACCGGCATCCATGCCGAGGCGAGCGGCCAGTTTCCCAGCCATGGTGGAAAGTGCAGTACTCATTGTTAATCCCCTCAAAAATTAAAACGGGCAGCCGGTACGGTGTTCCCAGTCGTATTCCGCCTGGGCGTAAGCAACTGCCGAAATGAAATCGTTGTAGGCCTCGCCAGCTTTATCGCTGCGAAGTCCTTCGTATGGGCTGGAGTCAATCGGGATCGTGAAGTGGAAGAGGCCGGACGGCTCTTTTGGCATCATGTCGATAATTTGCTGCGCCCGGTCGTCGACCCACTTCTCTTTCTCGTTGTCGAGTTGCTGTTCAACCCAGCGCCGATCTTCGATTCGGTCGTAAGTGAGGTATGCGTTCATGGCTGAACTCCTGAAATTTGGATGTGCAGATGCCGCCCGCAGAAAGCCAGGCCGATCGGTTGAATAGGGTGGTTAGTGCTGGATAGGGTTGCCGTGACCGTCCAGAAGGACGTCAATCACGCAGTCACTGAGGCGGATGATTTCTGCGTCGGTGTGCAGGTACACCCATTTGCGCTCCTGAATGACCGCTGAGACTCGATAGGTGCGGCCTTCATGCATTGCCATCATGCCGGGCGTGACGCACTGGCGAATGAGCGGGGTGGTGCCGTAGTGGTGCATCATACCTTCACCTCAACCTGTTCCAGGAGGCCAGCGATATGCATCTGCCAGCGGTTAAGTACCAGCTTTTCACGCGGTGCCGATAGCGACGTCAGTTGCCACTCGTTATAGTTGAGCTTTTTGGCGGTGTACTGCTTGCCGTTGTGGGTGACTGTCATGATGTCTCCCGGCTATTTGATTCGGAGTCCTGACGGAATGCTTCACGTAAGAACTCCTTACTAAATTCCATCTCAGGAGCCTGAACGAACGCGACATACGCTTCTTCCTGGCAGTTTGTGCAATATCCGGATCGGATTGCGCATCCGCAATTTTCACAGTGTTTGGACATAATCATCTCCGCGCTTAAGGCCGCGCCGCCGAACGTTAAACAAGACTTCTGCGCTAATGGGCGGTGGATGGCCGCCGGTTGTCATAACTAAGCCGCCTCGGTGAAGCGACTGAGGTATGAAAAAGCCGCTGGTTAGGCGGCTCTGAGTTTGTTGACGTAATTCATGCATGCTGTAGGGCTGCATGTTCGCCATGTGGTTTTATGCTGCATCCGCTTGCTTGGCGGGTAATAAGCAACAGTTCCTTGCGGTGTGCGGAATATGAGGGTGTTTTCTCCCTCTTCAAATTCAACTCCATTACGTTGAAAGAATGCCTTCATCCCTTCATGTGCCGAGTTGCGCGCTATCCTGCGCCGCTCTTTAAGTTCTGGCTTCATGTCTCGCCAAAACTCGCCCATCGTATAATCGTCGTCTGCCATAAAACCCTCTGTCGTTACCCGCTGATGCGGGAGAAATGCTTTGGTCGGTGTGGTGGATTCGTGGACCGGATTGATCCGTGAGCATCACGAATCAGCTGCCCACCACACCCCAAAACATTCCAGTTACGCACCATTGCCGCTCTCCATGAGCCCGCCGGGCGTCCGACGCATGGTTTACTGTCGCGCCGTTCGACTGACCGAACCTCCACTTCGCCGCTGGCTAACTTCGCTCAGCTGTCGATGTTTCGTTTCGATGGGGTAACAATACTAGCGGTATTAACTTATATCAATACTTCTAGTATTATTAAATTAAGGATTAATACTATTGATATGAAATATAAGAGAATTTATTTTTGTAAATACCGGTGATATGCTGAAAAAAACAGCAGACTGAGGCGGCAATGGATACTAAGGAGTGGGTTGGCGGCCTTCGATGGCTTAGTGACGAGCAGATAGTTGATTTGCACTTCAAACTCCAGGAGAAAATCAAAGAGCACTATAAGCAACGAGACGTTGGCGATAATCTTGAACGGGCCATCCAGTTCTGCGAGCAACATGTGGCTTTAGCTGAACTAGCTTTCCCCGCGCTGAAGGCAAAACATAACAAGCAGGCTGCTGAGTACGAAGCTTTGACGGGTAACAAATACCCGGCTGAGTTTTACGCACCGGCGCACCACGGATACCGGCAACTGATAACTATCATGAAGAAAAGGAAGCAGTTAGTTAAAGTGGCTGAGCTGGAAGCAAAGAGAAGATCAGAGGGATGGAGAGAGTAGGCGAGTAGGGTTAAAGGCATAAGAAACCCGGCGCGGTGGCCGGGTTTGTAATATTAGTGGCCGTGAGCTTTTCTTGAAGCCACTGAGCTTATGGTTGCAAAAAGGTTTGCTATTCCAGCAGCTGTAGGCATTGATGACAGTCTGTTAAGGATGACACCAACCGGGATTGCGAAAGCAAAACTTAATCCAATCAACGCAATCGCCAATATAGAAGATATTGGATTTTTGCTGATTGTCATTTTCATGCACTGATCAAAAGCTGCATCATAGAGTTTGTTGTTCGCTCTCTGAGTTGGCTTAATGTCGAGCTTGCCTTTTGCTATCAACATGTAAGCCAAGACGAACGGACACGCCATGGCGCATAAGGGCAACATATAAAATTTACGAGATAGACGGTAAGAGCGATACAACGACTCTTTATCTACTTCTGGAACACCCCTATCTTCAAAGTATTCTTCGATAAGCTCTACAGCTTTTTTCTGATATCTCAATGCGCGCCTGCGGCACAATACCCAGTACGCAACGATAACTAAAGCAAGGGCAAGAGCTGACAGCATGTTAACAATCATTTCTTTTTCCCCCTCTTTTTCGATTTCTTCATTGCTTCTACGACCTTTTTATCAAGAGATCGTTCATTTTTAAAGATGCTACCTACAGTGTAGATGATATAAAGCAACGTCACCGGAACCATCAATATCAAGAGCAACGCTATTACAGGGCACTTATCATACAACGATTCCCAAAAAATCCTAAGCTCTTTAATGCTGTCGGGCATTGCGCCTAGGTCGATATCGCCACCGAAGATAGAGAAGTTCATTTAACTTTCCGTGTGAGTCATGGTTACGTTACAGTTAACTTTGAACCGTTAACGCTAAAATTATATCAATCGTAATTTTGTCTCTACAGCGACACCTATGATCCGACAGTTGCCGTTAATTGCCACAAGCGGCCACTGGGGATTGAGCCCCTTCAGATACTTCTGTGCACCATCGATCACCAGCTTCTTAAACGTCGCCTCGTTAGAATCAGATAGCTTTGCTATTACTAGGCTGCCGTTGATCGCCTCGCGGCCCGTATCGAAAAGAACGAAGGTACCTTCAGGGATGCTAAGACCAGCAGGGGCTGTCATCGAGTCACCATCTACCTGCAGCCAGAACGCCTCTCCCTGAATGTGAGCATCTGATTCAAGCCAAAGGTCTACATCCTTTAGGGTGTACGGCTCAACAGCTTCACACCATGCGCCTGCTTGGACTTTACTAATCACCGGATATTTTGAGCCAGGTGAATAATGCCCGGCGAACGAAGTATTCTCCGATGCTACCGAGCTCATGTCAGAGATGTCCTTCGCAAGTGACGGACTGAAATCAGAGACACTAACCCCAAGAAGCCTCGCAAATACTGATGCTACCGCTGTATTTAAAGCATTCCTTCCATTCAGGTAATGGCCGACGGCACCCTGAGATATGTCCAGCGCGTCCGCAATGGATTGCTGAGTAATACCCAGTTCTTTTTTCTTCGCTTCGTAAAGGGCTTTTAAACGCTGTGAGTCAGCCACTTGAGCGGGGGTGAGGATCTTTTTCTTTTCCATTATCAGATATTAATACCAAAGCTCATATTTTTAAAATACCGCAGGTATTGATTTATCTAATACTTGTGGTATTGTTTTTGTATTAACGGTAAGGAGCAACGCTAAACATGAAAATTTCACTCGCCGAGTATGTCGACGAAGTTGGCCAGGTAAAAGCAGCTGATGCCATTGGTGTCCATCAAACGGCAATTAGCAAAGCGATCAGGGTCGGCCGTCAGATTTTCATCAACAAGCTTCCTACTGGCGAGGTTAAGGCGGTCGAGTACCGCGAATTTCCTCACAGTAAGAAACAGGAACATCAGGAATAGCAAATGCATTCACTTGCGTATCAACACAATACCGGAATACACCCTGGAGCGATGATAAACCGCGCTCAACCTAAGGCGGCGCCGGACCACGAAAAGATCCGCGATGCGGTCCGGGCATGGTCGTCTGCGCTGGACAATCAGGACGTCGTTTCGGCGCTGATCATCAACGAGTACCGGGAGCAGGGCGGGACCGCCATCAGCTTCCCGGAAGACATCAGCAGGGCGCGCCAGAAACTTTTTCGCTTTCTGGATAACCGTTTCGACTCTGAGCAGTACCGCGAGAACGTGCGCCAGTTGACGCCCGCAATCATGGCCGTTCTGCCGCTGGAATTTCGCAACCGCCTGGCGCCACAGAACGACACGATGTCGCTGATCGCCTCTGCGATGAAAGAGTGTGCCGAGGCTAAGCAGGCAGTGCTGCTGGACGCTCCAGAGCATCAGAAGCTGAAAGAGGTAAGCGAGGGTATAGCGTCGCTGTTCCGCCTCATGCCGGAGCAGGTGGGGCCGCTGATGACGATGGTTACATCGATGCTGGGGGTCATGTGAGAACTACAGAAATGGCGAAAGCCGGTCTGCGCGAACAGAACCGACTTTCTGGTGGAATTAATTGGATCAATTCACAGAGGCAATTATGCATCTCGAGCCATTAACAAAGCAAGTCGGCGTACTGAAGACTATGGATGTTCCAACCGACTTCAGAATGGAAGGGTGGGTATACGTGTTAAGCAATCCATGTATGCCTGGCATCTACAAAATTGGAATGACCACAACAAACCCGGAAGTTCGAGCGCGAGAGCTTTCATCAGCTACTGGTGTTCCTGCTCCATTCAAGGTTGAGGCGGCTTTCTACAGCCACTCTCCGCTCGAAGCTGAAAAAGAGATTCACGATGCTTTGTCGGAATGGAGAGTAAACGAGTCTCGCGAATTTTTTCAGCTTGATTTGAAAGAAATTATTCATGCTTGCTCGTGCAGCTGTGAATGCCGGGTCGGTGAAAAAGCTGAATACATAGCTATTTACCACGACTTCATCATTTTTGAGAGACTCAGCAAAATCAATATACCTGAACTTTTTGATGAGATTGGGATTAGCGTCTTCGGCGACAAGCTTGCAGCTGCTGAGCGATTAATTCGAATCGGTGCGGAAACTATTTTCAATATCCGTAGAAAAAGCGGCGTTGTTATCGCTGTGCACGATTCAAATGCGTATGCGATCGAACCCGCTGATGAACAGGCGCTAAAAGAAGCCATGAATGAATATCAGGCTCATAGAGAAGAGCTTGAGAGACGTGGAATTTTCGGCCCAGAACAACCAGTGGAGTTTTAAATGGCCAGATCGCGAAATATCAAACCCGGCTTTTTCACAAACGACGAGCTTGCAGAATGTCAGCCGCTGGCGCGCATTCTCTTCGCTGGTCTGTGGACTATCGCCGATAAAGAGGGTCGCCTGGATGACCGCCCTAAGAAAATTAAAGCCATGGTACTGCCTTTTGATGATGTCGATTGTGACGCTTTGTTGCAGCAGCTGCATCAACACAAATTCATCAATCGTTACCAGGTAAAAGGCGATTCCTACATTCAGGTTTCTAACTGGAAAAAACACCAGAACCCGCACTGCAAAGAAGCGGCAAGTGAGATACCAGAACCATCTCAGAACCAAAATGGCACTGAACAAGAACAGTGCAATTCAGATGCTAAAGAGGAAAAGGAAGAAGAGGGAAAGCCTCAAGTCATTGAAAATAATAAAGCACAAGAAAAGCACGGTGCTAGCAAGGTGCAAGAACAGGTTAAGAACAGTTTAAATCCTGCTGATTCCCTTAACCTGATTCCTGATTCCCCTATCCCTGATCCTGATTCCTTGGTTAACACCCAAGCCGCTTACGCGTCTTGTGAAGAGGCCAATGCAGATATTCATGAAATATCGAGTCGATACGCATTTGAGGGCCAGATCGTTCGGCTGAACCATAAGGACTACCAGGCATGGTTAAGTCTGTACCCGCTGATAGACCTGAATTACGAACTTCAGAAGCTGGATATCGAGTTCACGCATGAGAAGCCAAAAAATTGGTTTATTACTGCCAGCCAGAAGTTGAGTTATCAGAACAAGCAGGCGGCAGTGCGCGGCAGGCCAGCCGCGAAGCCCGATCTGGACTTCAACAACACTGACTGGGCCTATGAGGTGATGCGATGAAATCTCTTGCAGAGCAGATGCGCAACCACGACCGCGAGCAGATGAGCCGCATGGCCCATAACCTGCCAGAGCAGTACCAGGAGCGTGCACCGGTCGAGCAGGTGGCGCAGGTATTCAACAAGCTGTTCAACGAGCTTCGCGCGGCGTTCCCGGCCAGTATGGCAAACTTCCGCACCCAGGACGACCTGAACGAATTCCGCCGTCAATGGCTGCTGGCGTTTCAGGAGAACGGGATCCACTCAATGGCCCAGGTCGATGCCGGTATGCGCATTGCCCGCCGCCAGGAGCGCCCATTCCTGCCTTCGCCGGGCCAGTTCGTCGCCTGGTGCAAACAGAGTGGCGGGGCGCTGGGAATCAACGTTGACCAGGTGATCGCCGAATACTGGGACTGGCGTAACCGTTCGTTCGAGTTCACCTCCAGTGAGCAATTCCCCTGGTCGCAGCCGGTCATGTACCACATCTGCGTTGAACTGCGCCACCGCAGTACAGAGCGGCAGTTAACTCATGGTGAGCTGGCGCGCGAAGCAGGTGATCTGCTGGACATGTGGGAGAAACGCGTCACCGAGGGCAAACCAGTGCCGCCGGTACGCCGGGCGATTGCAGCACCGGCTGCCGAACACGGGCCGACGCCGATCCAGCTGCTGCTGGCGAAGTACAACCGCAAAAAGTCAAACGGGATGGTGTGACATGACCATAACAATCCGTGAGCAGGTGCTGGCAGCGCTGCGCAACAACCCGGGCCTGAACAGCGTCAAACTGGCAGGACTTATCGGTATGGACACCAAAAAGATATCCGGGACGGTGAGCACGTTGCTGGCCGACGGCCTGATCAGCTGTGAAGGAAAACACGGCCAGCGCCTGTACAGCCTTACCAGTTACGGCAAGCGCTACGCCCCTGACACGATACCGGGCATAAAGCAGGGTAAGTCGAAGTTAATTCAGCGGACGGACACAAACGTGATCTGCCAGGAGTGCCGCAACAGCGCGGCTATGAAGCGAGTATTGATGGTTTGGGGGAGGGTAGGGGTATGAAATTATTCGAGATGGAAGGTTTTCTGCGTGGCAAGTGCTTGCCTGGCGACCTGAAGGTTAACGAAACGAACGCTGAGTACCTGGTGCGTAAATTTGCTGAAGCGGATGCCAGATGCGCGGCGCTGGCTGCGGAGAATTCGGGGATGAAGTCAGCGATTGAAAAGCATGCTGACAGTTACATCATGTGCGGATATTGCCGAACTGAGCGCGATGGCAAGAACGACGATGTTTGTGAAGTGCTTGATTTAAGTCCTTCAACCGACGCTTTCCTGGCTGAAGTGCGTGCAAGCGCTTTTAACGACTTATGCGCGGAATTCGTTAAACACAAGACGCTTGCTGGTTTAGACGATAATCAGAAAGTAACCGTATTTGAAGCAATCGATGCGCTTTTGCATTGTGCGGAACAACTCTCCTCCCAGCTTCGCAAAGGAGTGCAGTCATGAGCAAGCCAACCGATGAAGAAATCATTCAGGCACTAACAGCGCACGGTCGATGCATGACCTACGTTGTGACCAACATTCTCCGCCGAAAATACTGGCCTCTGGATACCGCATACATACTGCGCCGCCTGAAGAGGTTAGAGGAAGCTGGAAAAGTTAGGCGCGTTAGAAGTAGCTACGCAGTCCAAATCTGCTGGGAGGCCGCCCAATGAGCAACATCGACAAACATGCATTACGTGAAGCGGCGGAGAAGGCCAGCACAGATAACCATACCCAGGATGAATGGTTCCACTATCTGCGCTGCTCAACTCCAGAAACCGTGCTGGCGCTGCTGGATGAGCTGGAAGCCAAAGATGCTCAAATAGCGAATCTTACCGCCGAACGCGATGCTCTTCGTGAAGGCGAGATGGGTGACGCGAAGCACAGTAATACCCGTGCTGCGGCCGATATCTATTTCCAGTTGGTCGAGGAGTGCGAAATACCTGCTGGCGGATCACTGGTTGAGTATGTAATCGAACTGCGTGAACGTGCCGCAGCCGATAAAGGAGCAGCATCATGATTACCCTTACCAAAGAATGGCTACTGAAGACAATCGCGGAGCTTGAAGAAGAGCGCGATTCTATGCCCGGCGTTGTAAACGAAGATGCGGCTATGGCGCTTGCGGCGATGAAGCTGGCGCTGGCATCGATCGAATCGGAGCCTGTGGCGTTCAGATCAAAGCTAAAGCCACCATCTGCTATCGGTAGCGAGCACTGGGATTATAAGGATCATAGACAGCCAGATGCTTTCGAACTTGAGAGCTGTGTGATTGAGCGACTCTTCACCGAACCTCCAGCGCCGATATCTGTGCCTGATGAAGAGCAATGCAAACCGCACCCGGTAATGGCGGTTAAAGGTGAGCTTGGATTCCTTGACCACTTTGATCGCATCATCAGCGAGCGTGATGAAGATATCGATATCGGTCAATTAGGAAGTAGCAATTACGAAGCTCTCATGCTCGCCGCTTTAGATGCATTCCGAGCCGCCATGCTTCAGGGGGCCGATGGCAACTCTCCGGCGATTCCGGGAGGTTGGGTGGCTTGCAGTGAGCGGATGCCAGAAACCATGGTAAGCGTGCTCGTTACTGGAACCTGGTTTCATCATGCTGTTGCGTTCTGGGATGGTTTGTCCTGGTGCGACATTGATTTTGAGCAACCCGTCACCCACTGGATGCCACTGCCAGCGGCACCGCAGTAGGGGGATTCTTTTAATGTATTTGTTATAGTCCTTTATAGGTAACAATGATTCTCAAATCACGACCTATAGCATTGAGAGAGTCGTTAACGAGGACATAGTCTTTTCTGGGGGTGATATTGCTCGCCCCTTCCAAAGTACTCGCTATAAGATTCAGGTTTCTCGATGCTTTAATTATGCTTTTATGCTGAGGAAGTAAACGTAATTTAACGAAAGCGCCATATAGTGGGACCGCGTTAGATTTTGAAAGCAGTAGGGCCGAAGCGTGCTTTATTTCGTCAATCACTTCATTACTGGCGCTTAAGTTAATAATCTTGTTTTGCTCCCGTAAAAGAATTGCTGAGACCATCCCCAACTGCTCTTTGAAAGAGAGGTAAGGGTCCAAGATGCCCTTTACAAGAATGTGACCCGTCACAAAGACACAAACACCAGTAATGATAGTGGTAAATACCACGATGCTCATATTCCACCAGGCTAATTAGTTATTAGTGCTGACATGGTAATCCAGACATTGCCAATGAGGCGAGATGAATTATTGAATTTGTGTTAGGGTTTGGAGCCTAAGGTAATCCCTTCGGAAAGAATGCAGGTAGATAGAAAGGTAAGTGTATTAAAAACAAAAACTTGCAAACGATGTTCTTCCCGCGTTGATTTCCAATAATCATCAAGCCATAATCATGTCATCGGAACCTGAACAACTCCGGTGACTTCTGCGCATTTAAGGGGACTTAAATGCGACCACAATCTGAACTCCTCATCTTGTCACAGATGCAGAAATGCACCTGCGATTTTCTGCATTCTGCGTTACCTCTCGGAGGTGGCGCATGAAACAGCACTACTGCATCGTTAACGACACCGTTAAAGAAAACCTCATTGCGTACATTCGCACCCTGCCGGTAAACCCTCGCGCGCCGATGGTGGTCGAGGCCCGGGAAGAGACCCGCACCGATAAGCAAAACCGTCTTATGTGGCCGCTGCTGAAGGACCTGTCTGACCAGGTTGTCTGGCACGGCGAAAAGCTGACCCGCGAGGAATGGAAGGACCTCATCACCGTTCTGGTGAATCAGACTCAGGACCAGGAGCAGAAATCCGCGCCGGGCATCAACGGCGGCCGCGTTTATTTCGGCGTCCGCACATCCAAATCCAGCAAGCGCTACATGGTCGACGTCATCGAGGCGATTTACTGGTTCGGCACCGACCGTGGCGTGAAGTTCTCCGAAGCATCAAGCAAGCGCATCGCCTGGGCGCAAGAGTGGAGGGCTTCCCGTGGGTAATCCTCTCGCACGCGTCATCACAAATCACATCTTCCGCGTTCCGGCGCGCCGCCAGCGCAAGCCCGTGGTTAATCCGTCCGACATCCCGACACTGAAAGGCTACACCGCCCGCCTGGTGGATCAGAAATGGCTGCGTCTCGCGGCGAGGAGAAAATCTGCATGAGCATGTATCAACGCATTAATGGCGCTGACTGGCGCAACATCTTAGTCGTAGGCGATCTGCATGGGTGCTACACGCTGCTGATGAATGAGCTCGAAAAAGTTTCGTTCGACCCTGAGCGTGATTTGCTGATCTCGGTTGGTGACCTTGTTGACCGCGGCGCGGAAAACGTCGAGTGCCTGGAGCTGATTACTATGCCGTGGTTCCGGGCTGTGCGCGGAAACCATGAGCAGATGATGGTAGACAGCCTTTCAGAGTACGGAAACGTCAATCACTGGCTGGTAAATGGTGGCGGTTGGTTCTTCAATCTCGACTATGACAAAGAAGTGCTGGCTAAGGCTCTGGTTCACAAAGCGGCTGATCTACCATTCGTCATCGAGTTGGTTACCGCTGAACGTAAAATCGTTATCTGCCACGCTGACTACCCTCATAATGAATATGCATTCGACAAGCCTGTCCCGAAAGACATGGTCATCTGGAATCGTGAGCGGGTTAGCGACGCTCAGGACGGCATTGTATCGCCGATAGCCGGTGCTGATCTGTTTATCTTCGGCCACACCCCAGCTCGCCAGCCCCTGAAGTATGCAAACCAGATGTACATCGACACCGGTGCCGTGTTCTGCGGAAACCTCACGCTGGTAAAGGTCCAAGGTGGTAACCATGCGTAAACCATCCCGCCGTAAGTGCAAAGTGTGCGGTGAATACTTCGTGCCGAAATTCCACGACATCCGGATCCGCTGGTGCTGCCCGGAGCACGGCACAATCCTTGCGATGGAAGAGCGCGATAAGGAGAAGGTTAAAGCCACCGCTAAGCGCATTAAGGAGCAGAGGGAGGCCGAGAAAGCAGGGCGTCAACGCCGCGCAGAACGCCGTAATGAGCTGAAGCCGATCCGTCACTGGGTGCAGATGACTCAGCGTGCCTTCAACGACTGGCGGCGCGAAATGCTGCTGGCCGCTGGCCACGGCTGCATCTCCTGCGGAGCAAAGACTGCGCTTGCCTGGCATGCCGGGCATTACCGCACCACGGCCGCCGCGCCACAACTCCGCTTTAACCCTGACAATATCTGGCTCCAGTGTTCCGCCTGTAACGTTCATAAATCAGGGAATATCGAGGCCTATCGTGCAGCCTTGGTCGAGCTGATCGGTGAAGAACGCGTACTGGCCCTCGAATCCAACAACGAAACCCACCGATACACCCGAGAAGAGCTCGATGGCATCCGCGCTAAGGCCCGGGCAGACCTTCGCGCACTGAAACAGCAGGAGGAAGCATGAAATTTGAATCTTTATTTCTGCTGGCCTTTTACCTCATTCCGCTGATCGCGATGGGGATTATCAGTCATATCAATTACAAAAAATGTCGCATTCAATTCTCAGCAATCAGCAAAGGCATTCGGTTTCAAAGAAAGTACCAAATGCTGAAAAGTCTTCACCCAGACCGGGAGGATGTATGACTTTTTCAGACCTTCTCCAATACCAGGCAGAAAGCGTTAAGCGCGCCAACCTGCCGCCAGTAGCAAAGCACAGCCAGACAAAAACCAACCAGCCACAGAAGGAAGCCGCATGAACAGTCAGCAACTGGAATACGTACGTCAGCAGCTCATTGTGGCTACCGCAGATCTGAGCGGGGCGACGAAAGGGCAACTGGTAGCTTTCGCCGAGAACGCGAAGTTCACAGCGACGGCGCGCAGCCGGGGCCGGAAGAAAATCACCGATCCGGTCACCGGCCGCAAAGTTAACCCGGACGGTCCGGCGATGAGTGGCAGACAGTCCCGCGCTAAGGGATCGTCCATCGCGCTGGTGGGTCCGGTGGAGTTCGTGACAGCATCATGGCGCCGCGCCGTGCTGTCTCTGGAAGACCATCAGAAAGCGTGGCTGCTTTGGAACTACAGCGAGAACATCCGGTTCGAGTACCAGGTGGCGATAACCCAGTGGGCGTGGGCCGAGTTTCGGGAGCAGCTCGGAACTAAGAAGGTTGCCGGAAAGACACTGGAGCGGCTGAAGAAGCTAATTTGGCTGGCGGCGCAGGACGTTAAGGCTGAGCTGGCTGGCCGTGAGGCGTACGAATACCAGGCGCTGGCAGAATTGGTGGGTGTGGCTAAATCCACCTGGACAGAAACCTATCTGCCTCACTGGTTGGCTATGCGTAACAGCTTTAAGCGGCTCGATAGCGGTGCGCTTATATCCGTAACGCGATCACGTTCACAACAAAAGGCGACAAATTCGCACGCAACTCTTGCAAAACCGAACTGAAACGCATATATTTCATGTAAATCTGATATCGTCGCCATAGCTTTGATTGTCGACAAAGAATTCAGAGCCTCGCCATCGTGCGGGGCTTTATTTTTTGTGCCTTATGTAAACCAAGTAGTCTTTAAAAGTTAAAAATCATTTTTAACTTATGTAAAATGTGGCCTCCAGTTAAAACAGAGAGGCCTCATCATGAAGAACTTCCAGCTTTACGTTGGCGGCACTAACAACATCACCTATCGTTACGAAATCAGAAAGGTGGATGATGCTTTTAGTGTTCGAATATTCAACGTCAAAAACAAGTTGCACAAAGAGGTCGGTTGTAAGTCGCTTCGCTTTGTGTCAGCTCATGATGTTATCGATGAGTGCACATCGCATTACAGGAGGCACGCTGAAGGCCTAAGAGGCTTTTTACGTGGGCTCAAAATGTGGTGAAGTTGCAACTCAACAGACAGGTCGCTCAGGCGGCCTTTTTATTTGCCTGTAGCTAAGCGGTAAAGCTCCCAAATCATAATTGGATGATTGCTGGTTCGAATCCAGACGGGCGACCCAAACCCACTACCTGGGACCCTTCGGCCATAGAGCCGACATTGCCTTACCCTCACATTGCCAGCCTGTCGCTGGCTTTTTTATTTTCAGGCTCCGGGAAACATCCTCGACATGCCTTGTTGTTAAATCGTCCCGAGGGCCTGAACCAACTACACACGGAATAAATATGTCTGAGACCTTCACTATCGTAGGCGTTGGTCTTACATCGTCATCAGTCGGTGTAACCTTTGCCACGCTGTTTCCGGAGGCGACTCCAGCAGTGATGCTCGGATCGCTTGCCGGAACGGCGCTATACGTTCTGACCTCAGATCCCCATCAACTCTGGAAGCAGGCTATCTTTGCGCTGATATCGTTTATCAGTGGCGTGTTCTTCTCCGTACCCATGGCGAAAATCATGGCCGGAATCATCAACACGCCGTTAAGCCTGATGAAGCCACCGGCCAGCATTGAGGTATCGCCAGCTGTTGGTGCAATTGTCACTGCTTCCATTTCCGTGGCAGTCCTGCTGCGTATTCTCCGCAAATCCAAAAGCGGGAAGATGCCGGGGCTGGGGGAGGAAGATAAATGACATGGCAGCTTCTTCTGATGGATGCAAACGCCATAGTTTGCCTGTTAATCATGGTCAGGCTGATGTTTTTCCGGAAGGAGGGAAAGCGTCATCGCCTGAGTGTCGCGGTGCTGGCCTATCTGGTCATCCTTGCCGCCGGATTCAATGCCTTCAACATTCTGCTCGGCCATTACGTTCAGGTTAACCTCGGCGATCTGCTGCTTAACTCCGTCATCTGCATGGCGGTGTGGCTGGCGCGCGGTAACCTGGCGAAGGTCGTTATAACGGAGTAGTCCATGCAAACCAGCGAAAAGGGGATAGCCCTGATAAAGCAATTCGAAGGCTGCAAACTCACCGCGTACCAGGACAGCGTCGGTGTATGGACGATCGGCTATGGCTGGACTCAGCCTGTCGACGGTAAACCAATCTGCGCCGGGATGACGATTAAGCAGGAAACGGCAGTGCGTCTGCTGAAAACTGGGCTGGTCAGCTACGAAAGCGATGTGTCCCGCCTGGTCAAAGTTGGCCTGACTCAGGGGCAATTCGACGCCCTGGTGTCGTTCACGTACAACCTCGGCGCCAGGTCACTGTCGACATCGACCCTTCTGCGAAAACTCAACGCCGGTGATTACGCTGGCGCTGCCGATGAGTTCCTGCGCTGGAACAAAGCTGGCGGCAAAGTCCTTAACGGGCTGAATCATCGGCGTGAGGCGGAGCGCGCTCTGTTTCTGTCGTGATTAGCGCGCTGGTAAAGCGTTACTGGGTGCATATAGCTGTCGTGGCGCTGATTGCTCTGATGGCATTAATTATGCGCCACTATAGACAGAGTGCCTTGGAATATCGAGATCAGCTCGATAAAGCGACGGTCAGGGCAGAAACATCGGAGGCGATCACCAGCAACGTGATCACCACGATGAACCTTATCCGTGACATCTCACAGGCTACCCAGAATGCAAAGAACGAACTGGCTCAAAAGGGCGAAACGCGCATTGTCTACATCAGGCAGGCACTTGAAGGCGATTCGTGTGCTAACCAGCTTGTTCCTTCTGCCGCTGCTGACAGCCTGCGGGAATACGCAGACAGTTTACGTTCCGGCCCCGGTGGTGCCGATAAGCGCTGACCTGACCGCAGACACACCGATCCCCGGAATGGTGGTTCCGTTCACATGGCAGGCAAGTCTCGAGTTAAACGCTCAGCTCTACACGGCGCTGGGGCAGTGCAATCTGGATAAGGCAGCAATCAGGAAAATCGAATCATCAAGAGCCTCGCAATAGCGGGGCTTTTTTATGCGCATCTCACGCGCACATCAACGAGAGCCTTTCAGTAAGCGAGCCTGAGAAATGCCGTTATAGGTGGCGACCTCTCTCGGGCGGCTTTTCTGTGAGACAGGCTCACTTTCTAAAAGGTAAAGACGCTATGAATCATCAATTGGCTAATCTCGATTTCCGGGACATGGTGGCTGTTTCTGGTGATCGCGTGATCACAACCTCCCGCAAGGTGGCGGCTTACTTCGACAAGCAGCATCACCACATCATTCAGAAAATCGAAAAGCTAGACTGTTCGGATGAATTTCTAACCAGCAACTTTTCGCGGGTTACCTATGAACACAAGGGTAATCAGTATGTTGAATATGAAATCTCCAAAGACGGCGCGATGTACATCATTATGTCGTTTACCGGCAAAAAAGCTGCCGCCATCAAAGAGGCGTTTATCAAAGCATTTAATTGGATGCGTGACAGGCTGATGGAGCTGGCTCACTCATACCAAAGAGAGCACAACGAGTTAATGCTGGAGTTCATGAAGGAAAAGGATGTTGCCAGTATGTCAGGCCGCTTGCTGAACCGCTGGGGCAGAGTGAAGAAGCCACAGCTCATAGCAAGAATCGAAAGACTTGAGCAACAGGCACAGATAACGATCCCTGGCTTGCCAAAGTGACCATTACAAAGCTCATCTGCTGGTGGGCTTGATAATGGAAAAACAGTGATGCCTATAAGTTTTGGTAATTAGAAAAAACCTCAGATAAGTGCTAAAAATTTGCCCAGTAAACAATGATGAGATGAAGAATGAAAATCCTGGGATTTGATGAGCACAGAACAAAACGTGGGAGTGGTGCATTAAAGTTCTTTGAGCTGGAGCGTGTACCAAGCAGTGACTGGGTAAAGATATTCGAAAGCCTGTTCACAAAAAGTGGTGATGAGGCGTGGGTTGAGGGGTATTGCATAGTGACGAACTGCCCAAGCAGTGACATAGCTGAAAGGCTAGTGCAGATACAATCAAAGTGTGAAGAAGCAAACACAATATTCAGAACTAAGAACTCAACTCTTTGAACAGTAATCGCTGCCTCCGGGCGGTTTTTTGTTGCCATCACCATGGGCAGGCTCATCGTAATGGCGATATCCCCTACAGAGGATAAATCACCTGCTATCCCCTTGAGAGGATAAAGAGGCGTTTATGACTGACACTTACCGAATCACAGTAACCACAAAATCCGGTGAAACGCATGAAGGTCTGATGAACCGATCACAGCCGGAAGTGGTTAACGGCTTCATTGGCGTGGCAAAGGAAGATGGCGCTTGGGTATACCTCGCGCCGGATGACGTGCTCAAGATGGAGTATGTGCCGGCTGGCGATCAATCGAAATGAAGCCACTATTCGATAGTGACTGAATTAGCTTCTCAAAAAATGGTACATCAGTTGTATCGTAGAAAAAGTCTATAGATTCAACATCATCAGGATGGCCCAAGAATAGCCTCCCATCATTGGCGAGATAGATCTTTAAAATCGATTCATCTTTATCTTTTGATTCTCTGTAAAATTCCATCTCTAAGAGAAGCTGCTTGCCATAAAAGACCACTCGGTTGCGAGCGGTTAGGCTGATGCCAGTTCCTTCCAAAGTAATAATGCAGTTTGGATGGTCTGATACTGTGATATGACCAGTGTAGTGACGGCTATCTCTAGCTTTCACGTAAATCTCATTCCAGAAGTCAAGAAAGCGAGAGAGAAGCTGCTCTTTGTCACTTCTCATTGCAGAAAGATAATCACCTATACCAATCCCAGACATGCGCACTCCTTTCAACGGAAATAAATATGGCACTCACCGACAAGCAAGAAATGTTCTGTCGCGAGTACCTCATCGATTTAAACGCTACTCAAGCGGCTATTCGGGCGGGGTACAGCGAAAAGACCGCGAACGAACAGGGCGCTCAAAACTTAGCGAAACTTAGTATCCAGTCCAGAATCTCCGAACTCAAAGCGGAGCGCAATGATCGAATCGACATTGATGCTGATTATGTGCTGAGGCGCTTGTTTGAGATTGACCAGATGGATGTGCTCGACATCCTCCGTGACGATGGAACGCTAAAACCCATATCGCTGTGGCCTAAGGTCTGGCGCATCACGCTTCAGGGAATGGATATTTCGACGACGATTCAGGACTTCGACGAGAAGACCACCGAGACTATTCTCAAAAAGATCAAATGGCCGGATAAGGTGAAGAACCTTGAACTACTTGGCAAGCACATAAGCGTGCAGGCGTTCAAAGAGCAGGTGGAGCAGAAGGTCACTGCAACCCACAGCATTATGCCGGTACCGTCCTGCGATAACGTAGACGACTGGGAAGCAGCAGCGCAGAAGCAACAGAGCGAGGTTCTGGGTGGATGAATTACAAAGCCGTCTGGAAACCTCTGCCGGGATCGCAATCGCTCTCCCTGAGCTGCCCGTGTAACGAGATCCTCTACGAGGGCACGCGTGGGCCGGGCAAGACCGCTGCTCAGCTGGCGCGCTTTCGTCGCTTGGTTGGTTTGGGCTACGGCTCGTTCTGGCGCGGTGTCATTTTCGATACCGAGTATAAAAACCTCACCGACATCATCACCCAGTCGAAGCGTATGTATCGCCTATTCAATGACGGTGCGCGCTATCTGGCGTCAGCATCCGAGCTGCGCTGGGTATGGCCGACTGGAGAAGAACTCCTGTTTCGCTTCGGCAAGGAGGAGGGCGATTACTGGGATTATCACGGGCAGGAATTCCCGTTCATCGGTTTCAACGAACTGACCAAGCAGCAGTCATCTGAGTTTTACGAGATGATGTTTTCCTGCCGGCGCTCATCGTTCCGGCCAGAGAATTACCCGCTGGAAGATGGTTCATTACTTAAGCCGATCCCGCTGGAGACATTCAGCACTACCAACCCGTTTGGCATCGGGCATACCTGGGTGAAGAAGCGCTTCATTGAGCCGGCGCCGCGTGGAACCGTGCAGCGTGACAGGCAAATGGTATTCAACCCCCAGACTGAGCGAGAAGAGGAAATCACGCTGACCCGCGTGGCCATCCACGGATCGTTCAAAGAGAACCCTTACCTCGACCCGCAGTACATTGCGACCCTGATGGCTATTAAAGACCCTAACCGACGCAAAGCGTGGGTAGAGGGCTCTTGGGATGTGACCAGTGGCGGGCGATTCGACCACTTGTGGAATGAATCGCTGCACGTCATTAAGCCGTTCCGCATACCGGATAGTTGGACAGTCGACCGCTCCCATGACTGGGGTGAGTCGAAGCCGTTTTCTAACCTCTGGTGGGCGCAGGCTGATGGCACTGCCGCAGAGCTTCCAGATGGTCGACAGTTCTGCCCGCCGGCAGGGACGTTAATCCTGATCGGAGAATGGTACGGCTGCCCGCCTGACGAGCTGAACAAAGGCCTGAATATGTCATCCACCAACGTCGCGAAAGGCGTGGCGTGGATTGACAAGCGGCTGGTGGGCGAAGACGTCGACGAGCCGGAAGAGATACAAATCGACGGCGTCACGCAGGGCCAGCTAAACATTGTTCCGGGAATATGCTCGGAAGTTATTCCGGGCCCGGCTGATAGCGCCATTTTCAATACCGGTGACGATGAGTTATCGATCGGTCAGAAAATGGAAAATCAGGGTGTCGAATGGCTTGAGGCCAATAAGAAGCCTGGCTCGCGAGTAAACGGGGCCTCGGTATTCGCTGACATGCTTGAGGCTGTAGTTGAAGGTAAGAAGCTGGAATCTGGCATCCCTGAGAAGCCTGCATTTTACGTGTTCGAGCATTGCCGTGGCTGGATTAGCCGCATACCCGTGCTGGTTCGCGACAGCAAAAACCCAGATGACGTAGATACCCAGCAGGAAGACCACGACTGGGATGCTACTCGTTACCGAGTATTGCATTCACCACAGAAAATCACCGGCATGTTGGTGCGCTCGCGCTGACGGAGGAAACCGTGAACGAAAGCGAAATGAACAAACAATTTGCCGCAAATGCCAGCCTCGATCATGACCGTATGCGCTACGTTAACGCTCTGTTCAATGGCACCAGTAATACGAAACGACAGCGCCTTTACCAGGAGTTTGGCTATCCACTGAACCTGACGTTCGACGACTTTTTCCGAGCCTACAGCCGCAATGCTATTGCTAACGCTGCGGTTAACCGGATGGTCGATGGCTGCTGGGAGGACTTCCCGGATGTCTACGAAGGTGACCAGACGAAGGATGCCACCCAGCAAACGGACTGGGATAAGCGCGTAAACAAACTGCTAAAGCGTTGCTGGAAACAGATAAAGGGCGCTGACAAACGCAACCTAGTGGGGCGCTACTCTGCGCTGCTGATTCAGGTAAAGGATAACCGGACCTGGGATAAACCGGTCGATAAGATAGTTACTGCCAGGCAGAAGGAAAAGGCGTTAGTTAAGTTGATCCCGGTGTGGGAGGCACAGATTGAGCCTGTCACTTACAACGAAGACCAGAGCAGCGAGAACTATGGTGACGTCATCATGTACTCGTTTACTGAAATCCCAGTACAACAGCAGGCAGGCGGGCAGCCCGGACGCATCATTAACGTCCACCCTGACCGCGTAATTATCCTCGCTGAAGGGTCAGACGATGGACGCCTCTACTCTGGCGAATCAATGCTTGCTGCTGGCTTCCATAAAATCATGGACAGCGAAAAGGTCTCCGGCGGTGCGGCTGAAGGTTTCTTCAAAAACGCCAGCCGCCAGCTCAACTTCAACTTCAGCGCCAAAACAAACTTCTCAGCACTGGCTAAGGCCCTTGGTGTTTCTGAATCTCAGCTATCCGAAGCGCTTGATGGGCAGGTGCGACGCCTTAACGACAGCTCTGATAGTGCGGTGATGATGCAGGAGGGAGATGTCAGCGTGCTTTCGGTTGCAGCGGCAGATCCTGAACCGACGTGGCGTACCATTCTGAATGAGTTTTGCGCCACCGTGCCGATCCCGGTCAAAGTACTGGTAGGCATGCAGACGGGCGAACGGGCCAGCACTGAGGATGCGAAGGACTGGGCCAAAACCCGCATGAGTCGTCGAACTGGTTTCCTGACGGACCTGATAACGGACATCGTTACCCGATTCTGGGAGTTTGGCTTTATTCCTCCAGCGGCAGGCGAGGAAATCACCGTCGGATGGTCCGATCTACTGGCACCGAGCCAGGCAGAGAAGATTGCCAACATGGACAAGCTCGCGGACGTGGCCGTGAAGTCGACGAACGCGTTTGGCCGCTCAGCTATCACAGAAAATGAGATACGCGCGGCGGGCGAACTGCAAGCCCTGCCTGAACTTGATGACGAGGTGCCGCCAGATGGCAACAAGCCAAAGCCTGACCCACTGGCCGACCCAGAATCAGAAGCCGAAAAGTCCGGTGATACCGCGGTCGAAAGTTGATCCCACAATGTCGCGCAAGTCCGTCAGCAGGATGGAGCGCGACATTGAGGATAGGTATTACGCGATAAAGGTAGCGCTGAAAGCTCTGTTCGACCAGCGCCTGACCGGGCGAGAGCGTGAGGTAAACAGCCATAACTGGCACTTACTTTGCCACTACCACGGCGAGGATATGCGGCTCTACCAGGTCAACGCCGGAAAGTTCATCTACGACATGTCGGCGCAGGAATTGGCTGACCTTCTCGAAGCGGTGCAGGGCATCCTCGACGATTACCTGCTGGAAGGCGGAGAACAAAACCTGTGGGCGATTGATTACGTCGTCGCAGAAGCTCAGCGCGGCACGCTGGAGGCCTTCAACAACCTCTCGCAGCAGTCGCAGGTGTACGCCAGCCAGACGACGCTACAGCAGCTTTTAAGCAGCCCGGGCTACCTGAACCAGATTGCGGCGGCCAGGCTGACAACGTTCAGTGACTGGAAGGTTATCAGCGACACTGCCCGCGGCGACCTGACCAACATCATCACCGACGCGGTAGCGCGCGGCGTGAATCCACGCGAGACGGCCAGCGTCATCAGCAAGCGCCTCGATGTCAGCATGTCGAAGGCCAAGACCATCGCTCAGACCGAGCAGGTCGGTGCGCTGCGTGAAGCTCAATGGAATGAAACGGACTGGGCCGCTGACCGGCTGGGGCTTAATACCGGCCTGCTGTGGCTGTCAGCGCTCAAGCCGACGACGCGCACCTGGCACGCCAGCCGTCACGGAAAGGTCTACACCACCGAAGAGGTGCGGGACTTCTACGCCGATAACGGCAACCGGTACAACTGCTACTGCAGCCAGATTCCGGCCCTGCTCAACGACGACGGCAGCATCTTCAACGAGGGGCTGAAAGATAAGCTGAAGAAAGAACGTCAACTGTGGCAAGCGCATCCTGAAAAAGAGGCATAAATATGCAAGTCGACTTCCTGCCAGCATTCGCACTCGGATTTGCGATAGGACAATTGTTCTGCCTTTTATGGATGTATTTGTTGATATTGAGAAAATGTTAATTAATAGGCCGAGAAAGGCCTTTTTTTGCCTGAAATCCACCAATGAGGATCCAGCATGAAACGCAACCGCGTTAACGTGCTGACCGTCGTCAACTCCGCTTCAAACATCACCACTGAAACCATCGACGGCAAGCCACATATCGTGGTTCGCGGCATCACGCCTGTCGTGGACGATATCGTGATGAACCGGAAGTTGTACCCGGCAGCAGAAATCGAAAAGGCCTACAACACGCTCGAGCGTAACCCGATGCCGCTGGGCCACCCGAAAGTGGACGGCAAGCATGTGTCGGCGCGTGATGTCCGGGCGGTGAATGAGTACCACGTCGGTGCCTGGCTGCAGAACGTCAGCCACAAAGACGGGAAGGTAACGGGCGACATGTACGTTAACCGCCAATATGCCGAGTCGAGCGACAAGGGCAAGCGCCTGATTAACCGCCTGGATGAGATGCTGGCCGGTACCAACTCCGACCCGATCCATATCTCCACCGGCCTGCTGTATTCCGGTATCGCCGCCAACGGCGAGTCGAAGGGCAAAAAGTACAACGAGATCGCCACCAACATGATGTTTGACCATGTGGCTGTGCTGCTTGATGAGCCTGGCGCCGGGACGCCGGAGGATGGCGTGGGCATCTTCGTTAACGCAGAGGGTGATGAGGTCGAAATCGAGGTCGTCAATCTCGAAGAGTCCACCATCACAGATCAGCAAGACCCCGCATTCAAAACATTTTTTAACCAGCTAAAGGCGTTTTTCGGCGCCAACAGCGATTCAACCCAGAAGGAAACAGATCCGATGAAAGAGCTCATCGTTAATGCGCTGAAGGCCAAAGGTAAATCGGTTGACGGTAAAACCGATGCCGAACTGATGGACGCATATAACCAGATGCTGGCAGAAAACGCCGACAGCAAAGAAGAAACCCCTGAAGAGAAGTCCGCACGTGAGAAGAAAGAAGCGGATGACAAGAAGGCTAAAGAGCAAGCTAACAACAGCGAAGAGATGCCAGCGTGGGCGAAAGTCCTTACTGAGCAGGTCACCGCACTCAACAGCCAGATCAATGCCAACTCTGACAAAGAGAAAGGCGAAAAGCGTGCGGCTGTGAAGCTGGCGATGAACATGAGCGATGAAGAAGTCGCAGATCTGGACGGTAAGGCACTCGACGCCATGTATGCCAAGTGCCAGACATCTTTTGGCCTGAACGGTGCATTCCGCCAGGCAACCAACACCCAATCAGTCAGCGAAATGCCGGAGTAAAAAATGGCTAAAGACGGAAAACACGTAATTCACGCCGGTGGCGTATTCCCTAATCCGCTGCTCAACCGTGAAGGCCGCGCTACTGCGGTCAAGCCTGGCACCCTAGGCTTCTTCGATGCTGGCGTCTTCAAGGTGTCGGTAGATGGTAGCGAAACAGCGATTATCTATGTCGCTGACTTCGACTATCTGCGCTGCAAAACCGTAGATGACACGTTTGCTGTAGACGATCTGCTGGTGGGTATCCACCCACTGCCTGGCATGTTCCTGAACGTCCGGGCTGCGGCCGGTACCTACAAAAAAGGCGACGCTCTTTCAATCGTCAACGGCCAAGTGAAGAAGTGGGCTACTGGCGAATCAGATCGCTGCTATTGCGACGAAGAGCGCTCAATCACCGCCGCTGCTGGCGACCTCATTCGCGTAGTGATTAAGTAAGGAGTCACTGAATGCTTGTTTATTCTAAATCGCTGGGCGAAAAGACCGGCAACCTGGCCGTGAACCAGTACCAGTTTGGTATGCTGACGCAGGAGCGTAATGCCGCTTTGAACCATCAGGGCATTAACGTAATGCAGGAAATGGCTGATCGCCTGAATACAGTCAATCAGCTGAATGGCATCAATGCTGTTCGCTCACCTGCTGATCTGTACAAAGCCTTTGACCAGACTGTGCTGCGTCAATTCCAGCCGAACACAGAGTTCACCCTGTTCAACGACCTGATGCCGCTGTCTCGTTCGGTGCGCATCAACCAGACCGTGTACGAATACGCCAAATCCGGCGGACGCATGTGGGCCCACACCTCCATGTCAGGCCAGATCGGTGCGGCACTGGATGCTGTGCAGTACCAGTACGACGGCACGATGGTTCCGGTGCACGATACCGGCTTCAAATTCCACTGGCGTGAGCCTCGCCTGAACAACCCGGATGCGTTCGACATCATCTCTGATGCTCAGTTCGAGTCCACCAACGAAGTCCGTCGCCAGTATGTGGATTACATCTACAACGGCTATCGTGACGCGGAAGGCAACTACATCAAGTTTGATGATAAGACCTGGAAAGGCCTGAAGAACGACGAGCGTGTGGCTCTGGTTGATCTGGGTGCATCTGGTCTGAATATCGACTTTACCAGCGCCTCCGCCACGGCAGAGCAGATCCGCAATGCGGCGATTAAGCTTCGCGACACTCTCAAGCTGACCAACAATCAGTACGCAGAGCAGACCTGGTATGTGTCGAGCGCCATCATTTCAAACCTGGAGCGCTATTTCAGCGACAACTACCAGTCTGACACCATCCTGCAAGAGCTTCTGAAACTGTCCGGTATTGCCGCGATTAAAGAAGATGCTCAACTGACTGGTAACCAGATCCTGATTGTTCCGCTGACAGCTGGCGTGATTGCTCCAATTGTAGGTCAGGCGTTCGGCACCGTTGCCGACCCGCGTCCGTTCTACAACAGCGATTACATCTGGCGTACCTGGGGTGCCGCTGGCCTGATGGTTAAGACCGACATCAACAGCAAGAAATCCGTCATCTACGCATCGAGTTAAGGGGTAAGACATGGCACTGGTAGAAATCATTACAGACAATCTCTATGCCGGTGCCAACCTCCGAAAACTGGAGGTTGGTTCGGTGGTAGAGGTAGACGATGCAACGGCAAAACGTTGGATCGACACTGGCAAGGCAAAGGAGACCGACAAGAAGAAAGGCGAAAAGCTGACATTCGAAGTGGCCACCCCTTCTGCCAAAGCAGCGGACTTGAGTGGACTGCAAAAGCAACTCGCCGACGCACTGGAGCAGAACCAAAAGCTAATCGCCGATGGTGAAGCTAAAGACAAGGCTCACGCCGACGCACTGGCAGCAGAAACCAAACGCGCTGACGAAGCCGAAGCAGCATTGGCGGAAGCAATCAAGAAGGCGAAATAACCATGGCTGACCCAATCACAGCGGCAGACGTGCAGGCGTTCCTCGGTGAATTGGGTTACTCCATCCCGGGCGCGCTGCTGGAGCCGATCCTCTGCGTGGTGAACAAGATTATCCCGTGCCTCGATGGTGCTGGTTATGACGACTGCGCCTCGAAGCTGATCCTGATGTACGCCGCCGCGCTTATGGCTACGTCGTCCGGCGCGCGCCGCATCAAATCGCAGGGTGCGCCGTCTGGCGCGTCCCGCTCGTTTGAATATGGTGACGACAGCATTACCTGGCTGCGCGACTCGTTGGCCCGTCTCGATACCAGCGGATGCACCGGTGAGTTACCGATCAGCGCTGGTAACAGTGTCGGGCTGTTCATGGTGGTAGGGGGCTGTTGATGACGTACAAATCAGTTAAGCACGGGCTGCCGCGTTCGTTCACCCGCGTCTGGGTGATGACCGACACCGGGCGGGAGACTACCGGCTACGTGAAATCGGATGGTGAATGGTATATCAACTGTGAGCGCATCCGGGCGACCGGCGCGAAGGTGCTGCGCTGGAAGGAGGGCTGATGTCATCTACTGCTTCATGGTCATACAACAAGCCGTGCACGATATGGCGTAAAGGCGCGGGCGGTAATGACGAGTGGGGCGATCCTGTCGACCCATACGAACCGCCTGAAACCATCATGTGCGACTACATCGGCGGCCTGTCTGCAAAGCTCGGCTCAATAGGAAAAGAGGTTGTCGTTAAGAACACCTTCTTTACTGCGTATGCGTTAGCTGATGAGGGCGATTACATCCTGATTGGTGTTAGCGCTGAGCCGGACCCGGTCGTGGCAGGTGCCGATGAGGTTCGTCACGTGACGCGCTGGAACGATACTCTCGACGGCCTGGAAGATGACTGGGCGATAATTACGGGAGTGTAGCCATGGGCATCAAAGTGCGCGGCGTTAAGCAGTCGAAAGCCGGGCTCAACCGCATCATTAATGACGTCAAAGGGCGAAAGGTCGTCAGGGCGCTACAGTCAGCAATGATAATCGGCAGCTCCCAGGCTGCGTTGTACACCCCGATCGACACCTCAACGCTGCTTAATAGCCAGTATCGGGAGTTGATAAACAACGGCGTTCGACTGACGGGGCGAGTGGGTTACACCGCTAACTACGCCGTATTCGTTCACGATCCTAATGTGCCGCAAACCTTCCGTCGCGCCACCGCTCAGAAAGAGTTCCTCACTAAAGGATTTGAAGACACCCGCAGCCAGATTGATGCCGTAATGCGCAAGGAACTTTCAGTATGAAACGAGAAACATTCCACCATTTTGCAGACGGACGCGGTCGTCGCCAGATTTTCGTTAATGGAAATAGAATTAGCCGCGTAATTTGGGCTGACGAAGAGAAGGGGGTGTTGTGTTTTCATCCTTATCCGCTAAGGCGTCATCGTAAAGAACCTTTCAGTGTTTACTACCGGAAGCTGCGCGGGAAAATCACTGTTCTCTTTGAAAAAGAGGGCTTGAAAGCATGACACCTGCCATGTATGAGCGCGTGCGTAACTACTTCGTTGATGCCGGGCTTACCACTGGCTTCATTGTTCAGTTGCTGGCATGGGACGACACAACGAAGTTAACCGACGCATTCATCGTGTTCCGGCCTAACGGCGGTACCGACATCAGAAATGACCTCGGGTCTGACCACTACGTGCTGGTGGATGTCATTTCCGCCAAAGATAAGCGCCGCGCAGCCGCTGAGAAGGCTCAGGAAATCATCAATTATGTCGAACAGAACGACATTACCGACGAATGCCTTGGCCTTATTCAAAACCTCGGCAATATGCCAGCGCCTATCCTGACCGAAGAGGGCCGTCTGGTCTTCCGACTCCAGTTCATGTGCGTCTACGGCGAATAACCCATTACCAACCCATCAGGCTGCCATCCGGCGGCCTTTTTTAATTGAGAGGTACACATGCAAGGCTGTGCTAATGATTTTGGCAAGCTGATCGGGAAAGTAGCTGTGCTACGCATGGCCTTTGGCTGCCCCGACGCAGTGCCAGCGCTTTCCGAGTGGAAGCGTCTCGGCGCTATGACGACCAAGGGCATCGACTATTCGATGAACACAATCAACTCCGAGGCAGATGATGCTAAAGGGCTGGTGGAGAACCTGGTCAACAACATGGATCTGACGATCTCCGGCGAAGGTGAGTTTCGTAAGTCTGACAAAGATAACGAGATCGGCGCGTGGCGTCTGTCGAAGTACATCTTTGACGAAGTTCAGGCTGGCCGTCAGCCTAACCTGTGGGTGCGGTTCGACTTTGCGGGTGAGAACGCCGGTACTTACATCCAGGGTTACATGAACACCACGTCATGGTCTGGTGATTTCGGTACCAACGATATCTCCACCTTCTCCGGCGAGTGGAAGGTCTACGACGCTGACACTGTTGTGTTTGAGGTAGCTGATTCTATCGCGGCCACTGGCGTTGAGGTTACCCCCGCAACTGCTTCTCTGGTCGTTGGCGCAACCCAGCAACTGAGCGGCGCTGTTCAGCCTACCGATGCGACTAACAAAGCGATCACCTGGACGACTTCGGCGCCTTCCATAGCCACCGTCAGTTCAACCGGCCTGGTGACAGCAGTTGCCGAGGGCACCGCGACTATTACGGCTACCACTGCTGACGGTGATTTCACCGACACCTGTGCTGTGACCGTGACTGCCGCACCGTAATCACTACAAAGGGCGGCGTGCTGCCCTTGATAATGGTTATGGAGAACGATATGACCCCTTTGAAAGAAATTGGCGAGTGCCTGATTGGTGCTGGCGGCCGTGAATACTTCTTCCGACCATCGTTCCGTAACATGACTCGGATCGGCGAGCCAGAACATATCGTTCGCACTTTCTATGCACTGTTCAATGACGATGTGGCAAAGATGCTTGAGGCGGCGCGCGAAATTCACAGTGCGATACCAGAGCATCAGCGCAGATTTTACGCCCATTATTTCGGTGACGTTTCGCTGCCACGCTGGGCACTTGATGCAGCAGGCTCTGCCGCGTTTGTGCGTGAGGCATTGCTCTCGGCTATTAACGTCATTCAGTCCTGCTGTGACGAGGACGTTTCTGAGCTGACAGGCTGGCATGAGATTTCACGTACTGGCAGGCGCACATTTGTATGGCACCGCGGCGCGCTTCCGCCTGAGAACCTGATTCTGATAGCTCAGTCGCTGATAATGCATGGCGTTATCGGACGGGCCAAGGTTCGTAAATTGCAGAAGCACGAAAGCAAGGAAACGACGCCGGAGTTTCATGCGGCTGAATACATCATGGCGGCGCGAAACCATTTCGGGATCAGCAGGGAAGAGGCTGAAAACCTTACCATGACCGAATTCGCCATGATGCTTAACGCCAAATACCCTGACCAGAAAGGCTTCACAAGGGAAGAGTATGACGCGGTTATGGACGATGACGAACGCCGTTGGCAGGAAATGATTGAGCGCGAAAAATCAGCAAAGAAAGCGACCTGAGTTAATAATGTATGTACCAGCCCCGCCTGACCGGGCGTATGATGGCACGACAAAAAATACTCAGGGGATAAGAGTGAAGAAAATACTTTTGGCTTTGGTGATTCCATTGATTCTGGCTGGCTGTAAGCCGGGCGAGGAAAAGGCAATTTCTCTGGCACAATCTGAAGTTTCAGCCAATCTACTGGATCCTGGCAGCGCACAATTCCGTAACGTGAAAGTCGTGAAGATGACAGATGCCGATGACGGTCGTGTTAATGCTGTTGTTTGCGGGGAGATTAACGGAAAGAACGGTTTCGGTGCCTATGCAGGGTTTCATCCATTCTTTGTTGAGCTGAAAATGAAATCGAAGGGGTTTTTCTCAAAAGGTGTCGACTACACCCTTGGTGATCACTTCCTCAGTTCGAAAGATACGCCTCCACCACCGTCCTACACAGAACGATGCCAATAAACGACACGAATAACTAACCCACCACTCGGTGGGTTTTTTTATGCCCGGAGAAAACTGATGTCTGAGAAAGCAGGCGAGATTTATTACGACATCGAGGCCGATGTATCTGGCTTGCTCAAGGCCCAGGGAAAGGCCAATAAGTCGCTCGACTCCATCGGCAACTCGGCGACCAATGCAGCCAAAAAGATGGATGAGTTACAGACGAACATCAACCGCGTCGCCGGGGCAATTGCCGCCTCACTCGTTGTTGACTGGGGTAAGGCGTTTCTCGTTGCTGCTGACAACATGAGCCAGCTCAACGCGCGTATAGAGAGGCTTACCGGTAGCGCAGCGACAGCCTCGCAAACTATGCAGAATCTGATGCGCATCAGTTCGGCAACGGGTGGTTCGCTACAGGATACAGCGAAGCTGTGGGAAACCCTCAGCACTGCATTGCGCGATACCGGTGCGACGAACGGCCAGATCATCCAACTCACCGAAACACTTCAGAAAATAGGTCGCATTGGCGGATCCTCGGCAGAAGAAATGGCGAATGCTCTTCGTCAGTTCGGTCAATCAATTTCCTCCGGCACTGTCCGGGCCGAGGAGTTCAACTCCATCCTTGAGCAAATGCCTGAACTGGCGCGGCAGATTGCCGCCGGGATGGGTGTAAGCATTGGAGAACTTCGCCAGCTGATGCTGGACGGGAAGCTGACGGCAGAAGATGCTCTTAACGCCATTCAGAAGCAAACCGGTTCAGTGAATGCAGAGTTCGAGAAACTCCCGCGCACGCTTTCACAGGCTAATACCGCACTGACAAACTCATTCCTGTCGATGATCGACTCTGTTAACCAGGCAACAGGCGCAAGCACAGGGCTGGTTGCGGTTATCGACTCAATGACTGCTGCACTCGACCGGCTGGTGGGTAAAGCGGCGTCGGCAGATGCTCAGATATCGGATCTGAACAGCACCGCTGAAATGTTTACCCGCCGCGCGCGCACCTGGTCATGGCTTGGGCTTGATGGTTGGGAGGCGCAAAACAAAGCGCTGGCCGGGCTGAGTAATAAAGCCGCCATGCTGGTTGGCGACCTGGCCGCTGTTTCCAAAGCATCGCAGACCGCGGCTAACACAAAGCCGATCGAGATTAAAACTACCGCCTCAGCTACTGGCAGCAAAGCGAAAGGCGGAAAGTCTGCGGCACAGAAAGAAGCTGAGCAATACGCCAAAGCTCAAGAAACTGTTAATCAAAAGCTGGATGAACTGAGGAAGAAGGCCGAGCTGTCAGCTGGCAGTGTCGGTGAGCTGTCCAGAGCGCAGGCCGTGCTTAATGCGCAACAGTCTCTCGGTAACACAGCCACGCAGGAACAACTTCTGCTGGCCGGGCAACTGGCAGGAAAAGCCTGGGACAATGCCAACGCATTGCGTGAGCAGGCCAAGGCTGAACGGGAGCGCACAGAGGCTGCCAATAAGTTCAGTACCATCCAGGGTAAAACCAGCAAAACTGCCGGGCTGGATAGCCAGTATCAGAAAGACATTGCTGACATCCAGCTTTACGCCCAGCTTTACCCGCAGAAGATCGGGGAGGCTGAGGCAGCGCGTGCCGCTATCGAGCAGCAGTATCGTGATCAGCGTAACGCTGCAATGTGGGAAGAATGGGCGCAACAGAACGCGGCCACTCAGGCAGCGGCGGCGGCTTTCGACTCTCTTGGTTCGGTGGCCAGCAATGCGCTGACCGGCATTGTCACAGGCAGCATGTCAGCCAGCGATGCGATGAGAAGCATTGGCATGACCGTGCTGAACAGCGTTGTTAACTCGTTCGTTCAGATGGGCATTGAGTGGGTTAAGTCGGCCATTATGGGACAGACGGCCACTACCGCGGCGGTTGCAGCATCCACCACGGCACAGGCGGCTGGCATCGCAACCACGACGGCGACATCTACCGCGGCGGCGGCGGCCACAACGGCAGCATGGACTCCGGCGGCCATCATGTCATCCATCGCATCATTCGGTGGCGCGGTGGCGATCGGTATCGGTGCTATGGCTGGCATCCTGGCACTGTCAGGAAAGCGTAAGAACGGCGGGCCTGTCTCGGCTGGTGGGATGTATCAGGTCGGCGAAGGCGGCATGCCGGAGATCTACCAGGCCAGTACCGGTAAGCAGTACATGATACCGGGCGACAATGGCAGGGTGATCAGCAACAAGGAGATGACTGCTGGCGGCGGAGGGGTAGTTATCAACATCCAGAACTACACGTCATCGTCCGTTGATGCACAGGCTGGCACTGATGCAAATGGTGGGCTTACCGATGATGTCATTGTTGCAGACCTGAACAACGGCGGGCCAATCAGCAGCGGTATAACCAGTAACTTCAATGTTAAACGCACGCCAAGGGGGCAGGGCTGATGCCAATTATCGACTATCCCGACTGGCTGCCGCTGGCGCAGAAGGCCAGCAAAAACATGACGCTCGATACCGGGTTCCAGACCGATCAGCCAGCGGTCGGCCCGGCTATCTTCCAGAACCTTACCGACGACCTGAAAGTGACCTGGTCTCTGACGTGGATCTTTACCCTGGCTGAGGAGCGAGCTTTTCAGCAGTGGCTGCGCAGCCCGAACTATCTCAACCGGGGACTGAACTGGTTCCGGATGAATATCAACCTAGGTGGCAGTGGCCTCCAATTGCAGGAGCTTCACTTCACGCAGATGCCGGTGCAAACCAGTATCGACGGCGGAGTGGTGACCTGGACGGGAACCGTTATTGCCAACCACCTGTACAACGCCGATGACGAGTTTGACGACGTAATTGTTGAGTTGCCGCCGCCATGGCCTTCAGTGCTTGATATCGTGGTGACTGGCTATCCGGACGGACGCGATTCAGAAAGTCTTCCGAGGGTTCCCTGATGCCTTCATATCGTGAATATAATCAGAAGCGCCCGATTAGCGGCTGTTACAACACCATCACGTTCTATCACCCCTCCTTTGGTTACGTCCGCCTCGTCGACAAACAGTTCTTCCCGAAGACGCTTGGCGGCCAGACGTACACGCCTGCGCGGTTTGAAATCGAAGAGAGCCAGCAGAGCGGAACTCCGGTAATCGACGCAACGGTGAAGCTTGGGCGACTGTCTTCAGATATCAAAACGCTGATGAAGAAGTGGAGTGGTGTTTCCAGGCTGTCGCCTATCACGGCAACTCGTCAGGTTTTCGATAGAGTTGATACCTCTACGCCAATGAAGAATTGGACATTATTTGTAAAAACTGTCGATGTTGTTTCAGATAACGCATCAGTTACTTTATCAATGACAAACCCGCTAAATAACAACATTGGCCAACCATATGATCCAGTCGAATACACGGGGCTTCAGTACCTCTGATTTTATCAGCAGGATGATCGGCGTGCCGTGGTCTAACCGCGCCTGCTCATTCGAAAAGACTGATTGCTGGGGGCTGGTTGTGCTGTATTACCGACATGTGCTCGACATTGAGCTGCACCAGACGCCGGGTTACGAAGCCGGGGAGGATTTCTTCACCTGCTATCAGGGAGACGTCGTTTTCTGGCGCAAGGTCGATAAACCGGTCGACGGGGGGATATTTGTCGGGTACCGCGGCGCGCAACCGGCGCACGTTGGCCTGGTACTGAACCGGCAGGCGCTGCACTCGCGTGGAGAGAACGGAAGCGTGCGCATGGACTCGTTGCTGGTCATTCAGCGGGCATTCACCAAAGTGGAGTTTTTCGAATATGGCGCTGGTTGAGATATCGAATTTTCCAGGAACGCCTAAGCTGCGTTGCAGGGTGCCAAACGGCACCCTTTTTTATGACTGGCTGGCGGCCAATGACGCCACTTTCCACCGCGATCTGCTGATCGTCCGCAACGGCGTAAAGCTGGGCGACGATGATGAGCTGGCGTTTGAGCTGAGCGAGCTGGACCACATCCAGATATTCGACCAGCCAAAGGGTATTGTCGATGACATCCTGAGCCCGATCTTTAAAGTGGTTGGTCAGGTATTTTCTTTCCTGGCGCCGAAGCCAGCTATTGCAAACAACGGCGGTAATACCGTCGACTCGCCCAACAATAGCCTGACCGGTCAGACAAACACCGCGCGCGTCTACAAAGCCAAGCCGGACATCTACGGGCAGATTCGTTCGTTCCCGGATCTGATCCAGGAATCAGTATTCGAATACGTACACCAGACTTCCACAGACGGCGGCCTGAAGTACGTCACTGAATGGATGTGTATTGGGATCGGCAAATACGATTACGAGTCTGTGCGCTACTCAGAATCAAGCCTGGGCTCTCTGGCTGGTGCCGAATTCCAGTTCTTCCAGCCTGGCGAAGTTATCCCGCAGATCGTTGAGGGGTACGGATTCGATGACGTTGACGGTCAGGAAGTTCCCGGTCAGAACGAAGCCAGCGACTTCCCTATCGAAACAGCAACGGCAAACACGGTGGTCAGCGGAACGTATTCCGGCGGCCAGATAGCGATGAAAATCGTTAAGCAGGCCGAGTTCGATTACTTCATGGGGCTGGTTCTGCCGCACGCGGTTACCTTCACCATCAACGTGACGTACAGCACCGCCTCCGGCAACGTCACTACCGATGCGACATTCTCCGGTACGCTGATCTCCGCCGTTGAAACAAACGATGGCGCGGTTGTTAACCCGGTGCGCTGGTACACGTTTACGATGAACCAGTTGGAGGGGCCGCAGGACATCCCGGCGAATGCCACGATTAACACCACGAAATTCATCCTTAACGATAACGAGGCGCTGGTGGTTGGCCCGTTCTTCTCGCCAGTCGAGTCAACTCAGCTGTGGCTGCATACCCAGTCCAGCCTCGGCGGGAAGAAGGAGACCAACTGGAAAGTTGTCATCTGGAAAATCGACGACGACTACAACCAGGTCCCGGGTACGCAGCAGACGTTTACGTACCGGCAGACGACGCCGCACCAGTCGACCAGCGAAGTCTTCTACCGAACCGACAAAATCACTCCGACCGGCGGATTTGGAAAGTATGCGGTCAGTTTCCAGCGCACGGATAACTCCGGTGACGCGTCACTGCTCAAGGTTGAAGAGATCCACAGCATCAACATCAGGACAAACGTCGTTCACCCGACCGACACGCTGGTGCGCGTAAAAGTCCGGGCGACCGAGAATGCCCTGGGGAGCCGTGAGCGCAAATATAACGCCCTGGTGACGCGCCATACAATTACGTTCGACCTGGACACGCAGATGGTGGATTACACCCTGAGGCCGTCGCGCTCGTTCGCTGATGCGGTGGCTCACACCTGGCTCATCATGGGTGAGCAGCCAGTAAGCAGCATTGACCTGTACGGGCTGTACTCGATCGCCGAAAGCCTGCCTGATGAGCGCCTGGGTTACTTCGACTACACGTTTGATGACGAGAACGACTCGCTGGGCGACCGTGTGCAGGCGATCTGCAATGCGGCGTCTGTTGTGGCGTACTGGGACGATGGCGTGCTGACATTCACCCGAGATCAGAAAGTTGATTACCCGGCGGCCGTATTCAACCGGGCCAACATGAAGACGGACGATTACAAAATGACGTACGAGGCCACACTTCCTGGCGGCTACGACGGCGTACAGGTGTCCTACGTCCACCCGACCACGAACAATAAGACGTACATCAACTACCGCGTGCTGAACGGCGCCATCGTCGAGCAGGAAGCGGAAAACCCGAATAAGTTGGAGATAGTCGGCTTCCGTAACGAGTATCAGGCCCGGGAGCGCGCATTACGCGAAACCAAACGCCTGATCTACTCGCGCGTGAAGATGAACGCCAAAGTGTTTGAGGACGGCATTATCCAGGTCGGTAGCGTCATTCAGATGCCAGACATCTACGACAGCAACCAGCAGGGTGGTTACGTCACCGGCCGCACCGGGAATGACTTCGATACCAGCGAGCCGATCACGTTTACCGGCTCGATGTATGTGCTGGTTACCGACAGCCTGGGTAACCCAAGTCTGCGCTATCCGGCCACCGCCCGTAGCGACACGAAGTACGGATTCACCGCGGCTATCCCCAACATTCAGCTCAATATCTGGAACGGAGACACTGTGCAGCTTCCGTCGCGCTACCTCATTGCGACCGTGGAGGAACTGGACAGTCAGCTATGGACGGTCAACAGCATCAAACCGAACACAGATAACACGGTATCTCTGACCGTCGCGGAATACAGCGACGCCATCTACCAATAAGAACCGTCCCCGACCAACCGAACCCGGCTAACGTGCCGGGTTTTTTTATGGAATCAATATGGCTACGCAACCTACCAATTTGCCTGTACCAAGCGAATCACCGCGCGACCTGAAGTTTAATGCCGGGAAAATTGATGAGTTTGTCACGTCAATGGCCCAGCAATATGAAGACCGATTCGGCGGGAAGCACTATACAATTGAGGGCCTTCGCTGGCTTGCGCAGCAGGCCATTGCCGCTTATGGTTACATCACGGTGGACTCATTTCAGGATGGGGCGACCCTAACATTACCTAATCAGGTTCTTAGGGACGAAAGCACCGACCAATATTACCGATGGGATGGCTCTCTTCCTAAAGTTGTAGCTCCAGGATCTACACCTGAAAACACTGGTGGGATTGGTGCAGGGGCATGGATCTACATTGATGAGTATCTCAATGTATTGCCATCTTTGGTTGGCTATACAGGCGGGGATATTTACCCCCCGATAAGAAGCGCATCTGTAAGCTCAGGTCAGGTGATCCCTTCAGGAGTTAGATTTGTTAGAGTTGATGGGAATCTCATGATGATGAGCATTCCACTATCATCTCCATTGACTGTAACTAACTATGACTCAACTGCTATAAACGGAACAGTTGAGCTGTACCCAGTCTCTTTCTTTAACGAAGTGAATTCAGGCTGGAAGATCGCACAGAATGACGCTCAGTTACAGAGGCTTATTATATCAGGCGGCAGCATTAAGATTGCTTACTCTCCTGTTACACTGCGCGGAATATTCAAAATAACTAACAGGGTTGAAATTGCCAATGCGCTAAGCGAGGTTCTAATTGATAGTGCGCAGTTCTGGCTTAGGTCTAACAGGGTATGGAACGATACCACCTCAGAATATGATTATGACCCAGTTGACGTTTCGATAAATGGTAATATAAAGTTTGACTTTTCTAAGCAAAATGCATCAGACAATCCAGGCGTTGGTTTAGCCATACAGACCAGCGGAAAAGTTGTGGTTAAAGGAATAGAACTAGCAAATGGATGGGTTGACAACTGCTCATTTGATTACAATGACACAATATGGATAAGTGATATTTTTTCTCACCATAGTGGATTAGGTCAAATTCAGTTGCCAGATGGTACAAATAAGCAAGGTCACGGGATTAACTGTGGTAACTGTAGAGAGGTTAGGGCAGAAAAAGTAACTATTAAAAGCACCTTTGCAAGTTCTTTCTTTATAGGTGCAACACATGCCGGTAGGACAACAAATGTTATAGTTTCTGATTTATATATCAACACATCATCTGGAAATGGATTGAGATTGCAATCAGATGATGCAGTAAATGGCAATGATGGAGGAGAAGGAACCGCTGTTACCAGGGTAACTGTTACTTCATTTAATATTAAGAATTGCTCATCACATGGGATTAGGGCTAACTTTAGGCATGGTACAATTTCAGGTGGATACATAGAGTCTTGTAATGCTGGAGTTGCTATAGAAACCGCAAGTAATATTATTGTTAGTGATATAACCATTAAGGACTGTTCAACTCCAATACTGTCAAGATATTATCCTGTTGATAATGGTGATATCTCATTCGACTCTATCAATATCATAAACCCGACTAGCGCTGGCATTTACATTTCTAGAGCAACGAATAATACAACTAAAATGATGGGGAGGGTTAGGATTAGCAATGTAAACATTGCTTGCAGTGCAGTTAACTCTCAATCTATAGACTTAAGCGGTGGAATAGGGTCTGGCGCATGCGATGTATTCATAAATGATGTATCAATATCCGGAGCATATCCATTTGGAACTACATATACAGACGCACTTATGAGGGTTACAGAATGCAGACACGTCTACATTAGTAATGTTAGATTTGTCGCAACCCAAGGATCGCCAAGTTCTTATATAAGAGTAAATGCTTCAGGCAGTTCAATAATAAAGGATGTGGCAGGAATATCGCATTTTGGCCCATCAGTTGGGAGACCTTTTGAGATTTCAGGCGCATTGTCGATTTCACATGTAAGTGGCTGCGTTGTCGCATCATCGACTACTTCAGATGTTGGTTATTCTAACCCTGTACCAACGCAGCGGTATCAATCCGGTAATCAGTTCCCTGCAAGCTTAACTCCTCAAACGTATCCATTTACAAATGCTGCCAACCTAAGGGGGGGGGATGTTAATACACTAACTACTTCTCAGGTAGCAAATATCTTAGCTACCCTCATCCAGGATCTTCAGAATAACAAGTACCTAAACCGATAGAAGTGCGCCCATATGGGCGCATTAACTTATTCTATCAACTTATGAGATAGCTTAGAAACTTTAATGCTTCTTTTATCTACAAACTCATAAAAAAGATTTGATATAGCATATATAGACACTATACTAATAACGCATGTAATTAATGCAGAAGAAATGTAATCAAGACCATTTTTACTTAAAAAATTAAATGCTAATTGAGTTAGCACATAAAACACTGGTATCTGAATAAGATATGCGGAGTAAGATACTTTTCCCAAGTAAAGAGAAATACGACTGGTTACTATAGATTGAATTACTCCTGCTTTGATAATTGAGAAAACTATCAAGAAACCAGATATCATATTAGAAATGTAGTAAGAGTTAGACCTTCCACCCGGCGCATTAAAGGTTAGCAAATCATTAATGAGTGTGTAAGAATTGCTTTTGTTATGGAATCCAGCAAAATAAATACCAGTTAGCAGCGTAAAGTAACCAAGCAATTTATTGGGCTTTATATTTGCGTGGTAGATCGCTGAGCCAATTAAAAATGACGCATAGCTACAGCCTATTTTGCTTGGTGATAAACAAACAAATACCAATGCCCCAATTGTCAATAACAGTACTTTGTATTTTATTTGGGATATCAATGGTGTTAATCCAAAGATAATGAGTGACCCAAAGAATTCTACTTGCATAGTCCAGATTATGATATTGTAAGATCTGTCACAGAACAGAACAGCAGATACAAACCCATTATATAAGGCTCCTAAAAAACTGTGTTGCTTGAGCTCAAGCATACCGCCGATCCAGTTTAGCTGGTTAAATCCAGATGGTGTAATTACCATAACAATATAACATAGCATAATAGACCCGAATGTTGGCAGCATTAGTCTTGGGTATCTAGATAGAGTCATCTTAAGGCTATCAAATAATATATTGTTGTTTTTACAACATGCATATGTAAGTATGAATCCACTAAGGGAGAAAAATATAAATACAGCAGAAGTTCCTGAGTAGAAAAACGTGATTGGTGAGTGGTATATGTAATACTCTATATCAGAGCGCATTTCTGAAACCCTACCACTAAATACATATGGAAAGAATATTAATGAAAGATGCGATAGGATTACCATTAAACATGCCAATCCTCTTACGCCATCAACAGATTCAATCTTATCTTTCATTATATAACCTGATCCTTTTTAAATGGCATATTATGCCTGCAATTATTATTTACTTGATCCAAGCCACTTCTATCTTTCGCCCAACCAACAGCTGCGCTCAAGGATCCCATAAACCCGACATACAGCATGTAGCGCATCGTGGTTGTGGAGGACTTAAAAGTGAACCTGGCGTTTGCAAAGAAGCTGAATGACACCGCCACGACGAATCCGGCAAAGTTGCCAAGTGCCTGGCCTGTATGAAATGCGTAGATGCAAACAGCGAACACAACCCAGTGAATGAGCGTGTAGATAACACCTATTGATGTGTACTTGGCGAATAACTTTAACATTATAGAAATCAGTGAATTCGGAAAGGTCTGAAGTTTAGCATCACTGTCCAACTTGATCGACTCTCATATTTGACGATACTGTATATAAATACAGTTGTTTTGGGAGGTGGCCATGGAGGCAAAAGCTCAGCGATTCAGGCTTGAACAGTTATGTGGCGTTAACCGTTACTCATGCCTGGTTGAAACGTCAGGCGGTTATGCGCTTTTTCAGCCTGATCTTGTGCCATCCAACGGAACATGCGTGCTGGTGCATGCGTTCGGACAACTACAGTTCGCGGTCGTTATGGGCGGTGCGCTCATCACAGAAGACGGTGAAAGCATAGAAGGTGATGCTTTAGATGAAGTTGAAGTTATAGGTGTGGTGACCTTCTTTATAAATGGCGCAGCGGCGTTCACAGACGACAATCCGGTGATGTGATGTTTGCCCTGGTCGATGTGAACTCATTTTATGCCAGTTGCGAGACGGTATTCAGACCAGACCTGCGCGGGCGGCCTGTTGTCGTTCTGTCGAATAATGACGGGTGCGTAATAGCGCGTAGCGCAGAAGCAAAGGCTGCCGGGATTGCAATGGGTGAGCCGTTCTTCAAGCAGAAGGAGTTGTTCCGGCACACTGGTGTTGTTTGCTTCAGCAGCAACTACGAGCTCTATGCAGACATGTCCAGCCGGGTAATGACCATACTGGAAGAAATGAGCCCGCGCGTGGAAATTTACAGCATAGACGAAGCCTTTTGCGATCTGACCGGCGTAAGAAACTGCCGGGACCTGACTGAATTTGGGAAAGAGATACGCGCGACTATTTTACAGCGGACGCATCTTACAGTCGGCGTCGGGATAGCCCAGACCAAGACGCTGGCGAAGCTGGCTAACCATGCTGCGAAAAAATGGCAGCGGCAGACGGGAGGAGTGGTCGATCTCTCAAACGTCGACCGGCAGCGCAGGTTAATGGCACTGGTTCCGGTAGAGGATGTCTGGGGCGTTGGCCGGCGCATCAGCAAGAAGCTGAACGCTATGGGCATCAAAACTGCGCTAGATCTCTCAGAACAGAGCACGTGGATTATCCGTAAGCACTTTAATGTGGTGCTGGAGCGAACGGTCCGGGAACTGCGCGGCGAGCCATGCCTGGATCTGGAGGAGTTCGCCCCGGTAAAGCAGGAAATTGTATGCAGCCGATCGTTTGGCGAACGCATTACAGACTATGAGCAGATGAGGCAGGCTATATGCAGTTATGCGGCCCGTGGAGCTGAAAAGCTACGTGGTGAGCATCAGTACTGCCGTTTTATCTCCGCTTTCGTCAAGACATCACCTTTTGCCCTTAATGAGCCGTATTACGGAAACAGCGCATCGGTAAGGCTGCTCACGCCAACTCAGGACAGCAGAGACATCATCAACGCCGCGGTAAAGTGTCTGGACAAAATATGGAAGGACGGTCACCGGTACCAAAAAGCGGGTGTGATGCTGGGTGACTTCTTCAGCCAGGGCGTGGCCCAACTCAACCTGTTCGACGACAGCGCTCCGCGTGCCGGAAGTGAAAAGTTGATGGAAGTGCTGGATCACCTGAATGCAAAGGACGGAAAGGGCACGCTCTATTTTGCCGGGCAGGGTATACAGCAGCAGTGGCAGATGAAGCGTGAAATGCTGTCGCCTCGATACACTACGAGATTTTCAGATTTGCTTGTTGTCCGATAAAAGAGGTGCGCACCTGATAAATCTTACAATCGGATCGGTGGTGATTATGCTGATGAAGGCATTGGGCGTAAAGCGGCAAGTTGCGAAACTGGAAGGAACTACGCAAAGTTTGGCGGTGGGGCATGGATGGGACACAAAACAGCACTCGTTCTAAGGTGAACTTAGACGACTGATGTTTTCGACGACTATAACCATCTGTTATTTGGTGCGCTCTTGGACGATCTTTGTCGATTAATAAAAATGTATGCTCATGTGATGGGGATGCAGGTGTAAACCTTCCAATCTTACGCTGGCAGCCTGATGGCTTTAATGCCACAATATTTTTTTCTTCGCATGCAGGAAAGATGATGAAAAAAGTAGCAATTGTGGCTGCGATGCTGACGTTAGCGGGATGTGTTCAGGTTGATAACTATCAGGAAGTGATTAAGCACCCGGTACCTTCGCAACTGGCAGGTTACTGGCAGTCGAAAGGTCCGCAGAGCGCGATGGTGAGCCCGGAAGCGATCGCCACGCTGGTGGTGACGCCAGAAGGGGATACGCTGGATTGCCGTCAGTGGCAGCGCGTTATCGCGGTGCCGGGTAAGATCATGCTGCGTTCAGATGATTATTATAACGTGACGCGTAAGCTGGATGTCTATCCGCTGGAGCGTGATGGGGCGGCGCTGGAGTATGACGGTATGGAACTGTACAAGGTTGACCGTCCAACGGTGGAATGCGCAGATTACCTGAGTAAGAATCCGCTGGAGAGTAAGCTTCCGTAA